ACACATCCGGTCGACCCGGGCGGGGTGTGGCGCCTGATCCGACCCATGGGGCTGATCTGCGCGCCGATCCCGGTCACGGAAACCCCGCCGATCACCCCGGACACGGCCGGCCTGATCGGTGTCGGGGATGAGGTGTGGAGCATCAACAGCAACAACACCAGCATCTACGGCCGGCGGTCGCAATATCAGGCTTTCAAGAACGGGTCCGCGTATTACAAGGGGCAGCGGGTCAGCCACAACGGGCACAACTGGGAGTGCATCACATCCGTGACCCTGCTGTCGCCAAGCGCAGAGAACTCCAACGCCTGGAAAGATCTGGGGGCCATCCAGTACACAATCAAGCTGCTGAGCGCCGGCACACAGATCGTCGTGACCAGCGACGACGGCACCTACCTGCGGGCCACCACGCTCGACGGCACGTCCGGCTATGTCCGCAAGGGCGACGCCACCTATATGTACACCATCGAGGAGGGCGCTGCGATCATCGACGACATCCCGGAGCGGGTGCTGACCCATCAGCTTTTCCGGGTGACAGACATCACCCTCGACGGGCAGAACATGACCGTAAAGGTCACGGCGCAGCACGTCTCCTACGACTGGAGCATGGTGCTGGTGGACAAGGTCACGCTCAAAAACACAGCGCTGCCGGCAGCCATCGCGGCCATGCGGTCCGCCGTGCTGCCGGACGGCGTCAGCTCCGCGCCGGCGATTTATGCGGAGGCCACGTCCAACACGATCACAGCCGGCATGACACGCAAGGCTGTGACAAACATTTTGCTGGACCCCGCAGACGGATTTGTGCATCAGGCCCGGGCCAAGCTGGTGCGGGACGGCCGGGACTTTTTTCTGCTGTCCGACACAGAGACGGACAGGGGCGTGGTGATCCGCTACGGCGTCAACCTTCGGGGTGTCACCTGGCGCCGGGATTATTCCAAGCTGGTGACGCGCTTCATGCCCATCGCGAAAACCAGCAGCGGGGTCGACTATCTGCTCCCCGAGGTCTGGGTGGACAGTCCCAGGCGGGATCTCTACCCGATTGACGCATATCAGGCGACGGAAATCAACGCGAAAATCGGCACGGACGGCAACGCGCCCGCCGTGCGGGAAATCATGCGCGAGGAAGCCCGGAAGCTGTACGAGGAGCAGAAGGCCGACTTGCCGGTGACCACGCTGACGGTAGACTTTCTGATGCTGGGCGACACGGAGGAATTCGCGCAGTACAGGGGCCTGGACCGGCTGAACCTCTATGACACGGTGGAGATTGTCCACCCGGACCTGGGCCTGAGCACGCGGGCGCAGGTGAAGAGCTACACCTGGGACGCCATCAACCGGCGCTACACCCGGATCACCCTGGGCGACGCCTTCGAGAATGTCGACCACACGGTCTACGGCTATAACCTGGCCGACGGGGTCATCAGCGCGCGGAAGCTGACCCCCGAGGCCATCAACGAGATCCGCAACGGATAAGGAGGGATGCACATGGCTGCCTACAGCGCAACCTACCCGGTGGACCTGGCGGCGCCGTCCGTCGTGACGCCGCTGCCCCATGTGTTCGCCATGGGAGACAACGAGAGCCACACCTTCACGGCCCTGGTGTACAACAGCGAGGACCCGGAGTGCGGCCTGATGGACGGCTCTGTGGCCGGTGTGGTGGTGCGGCCCGACGGCGGCACCGTGCCGCTGATCGGCACAAAGGGCGAGGAGACGGTGGACGTGCCCCTGCCCGGCGGCACCGTCGCCCAGGCCACCCCGTGCTCCCTGACCCTGATCCAGGGCTGCTTCGCCTATGCCGGACAGATCATCATCGTGATCCGACTGGTGAACGGGGACCAGATGACGGCGGTCTTTGTGGGCCGCGGCACCGTGACGCCCTCCCTGACCGACACCACCGTCGACCCGGGCGAGGTGATCCCCGACGTCACCGCCCTGATCGCCCAGGCGGAGCAGGCCGCCGCAGACGCCCAGGCCGCCGTGGCCGCGTCCAGCAACCTGCTGCGGTATGACGCCCAGACCCTGACCGCCGCCCAGCAAGCGCAGGCGCGGGGGAACATCTCGGCGGCGGAGGCGGCGGAGTTTGACGCGCTGGCCTATCAGCGGGGCGTGGAGATGCTGACCAGCGCGGACGAGGCTGTGCGCGTGATCGCTGGTGGCCTCAGTCAGGGCGGAGGTGATACCAGTAACGCCGCTCGTGCACGGACGCAGTATTTCCGCGTTCGGCCCGGGCATAGGTATGTGTTCACGCTGGACGATGCAGAGTTCGGAATCAATTCTGTGTTCGAGTATTCGAGCACATCACAGGGGTCTGTCATTGGTAGGCTTGACCCGGTGTATTATCCCAAAAACCGCGTTACGTTTGTCGCAACCGGGAAATTTGTCCGGATCGCGTTTGCTCATGCTGACAACACGATCACCATGACAGAGGAAGACCGGGCGCTGATTCTGGCGGCGATCTCACTCAGGGAGACCGCGTCGGACAATCTCGCGCCCGTGGACAACCCCACCGCCGCCGTCACCCACACAGCGGGCAGTCTGCTGACCGTGAGCGGACAGCTGTACAAGGCCACGCAGGCCATCGCGCCGGGGGACGCCATCGCGGCAGGAACGAACGTGACGGCGACCAGCGTGGCGGAGCAGCTGGCGGCGCTTGAAGCACGGATTGCGGCCCTTGAGGGCTGACAAAGAAAGGAGTTTGCCATATGACGTACTACTCTCAGCGGAAATCCATCAAGGACGGACAGCCCCAGACCATCAACAACAGATACGGCACGCGGCCTGAGATGGAGCGCCAGTATCATCTGTACTGCGCCAGCGCGGCCACTAATGCCGACGGCTTCGAGGTGGACGCGGTGGAGTGGGGTACGATTGAACAGGGCCCGGTTGAGCGCCGGGTGTGGACGCACGCGGCGGATGAAGCGGCAGAGTCCTGAAAGGGGGCATCGCAATGAACATCGGCGTCTGGATCGTGGTCGGCATCATCGCGGTGTTTTCGGTGCTGGTGGTTGCGGGCGCAGATGTGATCGAGCGGCGGTACAATCAGATGCACCCGCCCGATGACTATGACGGTATGAGGGAGGACAAACAGGATGATACCCGCAAATGACCTCATCCGGCTGTTCCGGCAGATGTACGACGAGCGTTGGCCCTATGTGTGGGGCAAGGCCGAAAAGGGCTGTGTGGACTGCTCCGGGGCGTACGTGTACGCTTACCGGCAGTTCGGCAAGTCAATTCCGCACGGGTCAAACGCCATCGCAAGGGGCTATGTCCGGGGGCTGCTTCCGGTTTCGGAGGCCGTCCCCGGCATGGCGGCATTCAAGATTCGCAAGCCGGGCCAGCAGTATTACGACCTCCCCGCGAAGTACCAGAAGGGCGGGAGCGCTTACAACGGCGATCTGAACGACTACTACCATGTGGGCCTTGTGGATGAGACAGGCAAGTACGTCCTCAACGCGCAGGGCGAGAAAGCCGGGTTTACAAGGACACCGATCAGCAAATGGGGCGCGGTGGGCTACCTCAAAGCTGTCGATTACCAATCGGAAAAGGGGGAGAAGCCAATGACCACAATGTATGTGACCGCGCCGAACGGGGAGCCGGTGAGAGTTCGCAAACAGCCTTCGACCACAGCGGAGACCGTGGGCAAACTGCGCGTCGGTCTGGCCGTGGACGCTGGCGAGGATAACAACGGCTGGCGCGAAGTGCACAGCGGCACGGTGGACGGGTATATGATGAGCAAGTTTCTGAGTGCCTCTGAGACCGTCCAGAATGGCCAGCAGACGGAATCTACCGCCTTTGTGCGGACGCTGTCTACTGCGGAGTATAACCGCCTTTGCGACGTGCGAGACAATATGGAGAGGGACCTGGCGTTCCTCAAGACGATTGTGGGGGTGGGGTAAATGGAGCAACTTCCTGCGGTGGAGGGGCTGACCCCATCCATCATCTGGTACACCATCGTCGGCCTTGTCGGCATCGGTGCGCTGATCATCCTCGTGGACAAGGTGGCGGACGTGTGGCGCAAGCATCAGGCCCGGAAGGCCGTGCAGCAGACACCCTCGGCGGAACTGGCAAATACCATCTCCAAAATAGTGCTGAACGACCTTGAACCGCGCTTTGAGGCCATCGATACCAAACTGGCCAATGACAAGACCCGGCTGGACGCGCACGAGCGGGCGCTGTCGCACATCTCCGATACCGAGGCCAGCAACCTGGAGGGCTTCGCCGCGCTGTGCGGGGCCATGATCGCCGTGCTGGATCATGAACTGCACAACGGTAACGCGGAGCAGATGGAGAAAGCGCGAGACGAGTTAAACCACTACCTGACACACAAAAAGTAAGGAGGTCACCATCATGATTGACTGGAAAGCGAAGCTCACGAGCCGGAAATTCTGGGCGGCGATCGCGGAATTTGTCACCATGCTGATTGTCGCGCTGGGCGGCAGTCAGGAGACCGCTGTGCAGGTGACGGCGCTGATCATGGCGGGGGCGAGCGTGATTGCGTATATCATCGGCGAGGGGCTGATCGATGCGGCGGCGGCGAAGGGCGAGCCGGTGATCCTGGAAGAGGACGCCGGGCCGGCGGGGTGTGACCCGGAAGTGGACGACGGAAAGTGACCTGTGGAGGGGCTTCGGCCCCTCTTTTTTGTGCTTGGAAAGGTTGGTAAAGCATTTGGTAAAGTATTCGATGCACATTTCTGCATTGTCCTGAACAAATCGCAGACACAGGAAAACCCCGCAACCCTTGAGATTGCGGGGTTTTTCAGATGAGCCCGGCGGGATTCGAACCCACGACCTTTTGATTCGTAGGGAACAGTTGGTGCCGCGGGCGGGCGTTATGTGGCGCTGTTTGACGCTGGTTCTGTGCCTTGTGGTAAAGCATTTGGTAAAGATAACGAGGAAAATAAGCGGGTTTTGGACTCGTTTTCGCGCTGCGGGCCTGGGTGGTCGTAGATGCGCAGAATCAGCTTTTCGTCGGCATGGCCCATCCAAATGATGGCCTGGTGGATGTCCACGCCGGAGTCGCGCAGCCAGGTGCAATAGGAATGACGGAGATCATGACAGCGGACCGAGATCTCGAGGGCGCGGCAGTAATTCGCCCAGGCCCGCGTGAAGACCTGCTCGGTCATCGGCTTTTCTGTGCCCGTCAGCACATAGC